AAGCAAACCCGCTAGGGCTGGGTTGTCAGCAATCGTTTGCAGCAATCCAGAAGAGAACCTATCATCCCTGTCTCTCCATGTTTCTTCGTCCTGCCATGCTGCATAGTCGGCAGCTTCCTCGGGAGTCATATCAGCAAGATTTATGTTGCTTCCTGTGTCAATAGTTTCTTTTTTGGGAGCAGGCTGTTTCCCTATTGGGTTTGTCGCGTTTTCTCCTCTTGCCCTATCTGCTTCTCGCTGCTTTGCAAGCTCACGAGCGTATTCAGCATCATCCCTACCAGAAGAAAGCCTTGTAGCCTTCTTTGGGGCGTTTGACACTTTAGGGGCTTTAGCCTTTGGGGTCTTTGGAGTCTTTGGCCCGTCGATTGAATTAGGGCCATCCGGTGTTGGGTCCGGCTGGGACAGGGACATGCCACGACCATCGGTAAGGCCTTCGCCTACAATGCCGTTATTGTTCCTGTCCGGTGCGTTTTTTGGGTCCCACATCGTTCCATCACTGAGTCTTACTACAGCTCCCCGTGAACCAATACCGCGACTTCTTGATGCGAGGTTGGGATTCGTATCTCTTCTATTGCGCCCACTGCCGATATTTGGTCTATCTACAGCTCTGTCAACCATGTTGCCGATGCTGCGAAATACGCCCTTTGTAGCGATGTCCATTGCATCAAGGAATTCACTATCAAGCGACTTGACAATGATTCCATCTTCGGTAACCGTTGCGTCAACTCTGTAGTAATCAAGAACTGGGTCAATGGCTTGCTTGACCTGAAATGCGTTTTCAATATCGACAGGGATTATGTACGTTGACTTCTCTTCAATAATCTTCTCAAGGTTACTGATGACGCTATTCAGGGTTGAGGTGTCAACTTGCTGAGCAGGTATTTGCTGACCAAAACCACCCCCCCAGCTTGTATCGTCAAAAGAGATTAGCGACTTTCCTGCGTCGAACATATCTGGATTGCTGTATCCAGCAACTTGAGGCATAGCGCCTGGCATGTCGGGAACGCTTGATTCTGGGTTCATCTGCATGTTGATTTTTTCTGGCTTACCAAACATGAACTCGCCGTTCATGAAGTGGTAAGGAAGCTTGTATGTGCTTGAAACTCCATCAGAGGTAATTCTGTCGAAAACAACATTGTTCTCAGCTGCCGAGCGAACAATTATGTTCGAGCCGGTTCTGGCAACAAGTTCTCTTCTTATTGCTACAAGCATTGGGTTCTCTGGCATTGATGGGACTTCTGGCTTAACAGCATCTCTTGGTGCCTGAGTTTGCATTGGCTTTGGTGCAGACGGCATCCCTGGTCCGCCGGAAGGCATCCCCACGGGCATGTTCATGGGCATTGTTGGTCCGCATTTTTCGTCAGTTGCTACTGCCATTGTCTTGAGAGCATCAAGTACAGAAGAGAGTTCGTTTACGTTAAGACCATCAATGGTCGGCTGCTCGTTTACTAAAACTGACGAAGACTGGTCTTCGGACTTTATTGAAATTGTTCCTGTCAGCTGATTTGCACCATGAAGGACTGGAGAAACTTCGTAAAGTTCAACTTCGTACAAAATATTTGCTTGCATTTGGGGGTCGAACTTGGCGTTAATAGTCTTGTAGCCAATTGACCACTCTTGTTCTTCGCCAAAGAATGCCACGTTTGCAAAAGCTTCACGGCCCTTTTCCGACTTCAAGTTGAACTGAACACGAGCATACAAACCGCCAATACCGGCAGCTTTCATTTTGCCAGGAAGACGAGGGTCGCTAGGCGGAACCTCATACATATCAAGGACTTTACCGATTGGGTCGTTCCAGTTGTGACCCCAAACAACGCGAGGCTTGCGTCTAATCAGGCTCTTACCAAAAGCTCCAGGGGCACAAACATCGCCTACTGAGTCTTTGTTTCCAATACCTGCGACAAAACACTCAACGATGCCTTCGGCCTCGTCAAGATTGACCATCCCTTGCGGTGCGGCCTTGTACTGAATGTCAGAATTTTTTTTCGAAGAGGGCATGTGGCTCCTTGTGTATTCTTCGATAATAAACGACAAAGACTGCACCAAACGGCAAGTATTAGGGTTTTTCGGTTTGTTTACTAAAACCAAATACTAAAACTATACTGTGATGTACTTTCCGTATGTCCATGCCCGACGAGCTTCTTCTTCGGCAATTTCAGGAATTCTCTTTGCAAGCACATTTGTGTACAAAGAAACAATGTTCGACCTGAACGCTCCGGCTCTCTGGTCTTCATCGGAAATGTTCATCGAAGAAAGCATTAGTGATGTTATTTCATCCGTCAAATCCTGGTTGAGGCTTTTCATTCTCGACATTTGAGATTCAACTTGAGCAATAATGTCTGCTTCTGTATTTGAATTCTTTGCGGACTTCTTACCAACAGGAGAAGAGGCCTTCAGGGATTCTTTAACAATTGCAGTCACAACAGGCTTGATGTCTTCATCAAACTGCCTGTCCCATGTCTCCGTCGAGAGAACTGAAGGGATATCAAGAGTTCCAGCAAACAAAGCCTTCTTGGCCTTTGCTCCACTCGACTTCTCTAGAACAACCCTTTGCTGTCTTTCAAGAACTCTTTCCATGCTTCTGACGAGAATTTCTTCCCATCTTTCCATCTCTAATTTCTGAGAACTGTTTTCAGCCTCAAGAGACTTTGTCTCAAACTCGGAAGATTCAGCGCTTGTTGCACCCATAGGTAAAGGCTCTGCGCCAGTCATCATGCCGGGAGGCATTCCAGGAATCGGAGACTGAGCCAACTCGCCACCCGGAGGTGCGGTTGAGCCGACTTCTGCAAGTGCTCCTGCCATTGTGTTTGGGTCCACAGGCGGTTCCCCGGGTGCTGGAGGCATGCCTGGCATTGCAGGGGCACCTGGTGGCATGCCTGGTACTCCTGGCTGTCCTGGGGCTCCAGGGACCTGAACCTGAGATGGGTCTGGCATCTTCTTCTTTGTGTTGGAGATTGGAATCAGGTTTGGGTTAGCCAGCAACGAGTCAGCCAAATCACTTTCGGTCTCTTTACGACCTGAGCCAATTCGGTATTCGTTGTTGCTGATTAGACCTGCGTTAAACTCATCCATCAAGTAGCGATGACGCTCCTGTTCGTAGAGCATCAAAATGGGCACTTGGTCCACGTTGAAGTCAACGTAGTTGTCTACATCGAGTTCGTCTAAGGCGCGAGACAAAATTTCCAAGTGAGGAAGCATTGTCTCCATCCAGAAAACGCGGATTTCTTCAGAAGCGTTGCTGAATGTTCTTCCTGCAGCGTTTCCGATTACGGATTCAGGAACACCAAACGAAGCAAGAATTTCTTCTTTTGTAAGTTGGCGCATTTGGATGTAAGCAGCATCTCTTGGGTTTGCTGATGTGTCGATGTAGTCAACTCCATCGTCTGATGCAATAACGGAGGTATATCCAACACGAGACAAGTTTCCACGGAATCTGCTTCTTAGCTCTTCTTTGTCATCATCATCTATTTCTCCCTTGAGAACAAGAAGACCACCAGGTCTGCCGTCATTGAGAAGATAGTTTCTGTTGTAAAGCTTTGCTAGGTTTTCTATTTCAATCGCCACTCCGCATGCTTCAAGAGGAGTTAGTGAGAGATACGGGTCAATTGGGTGAGGTCTTCTTACCCAGCAAACATCTTCTGGTTTTAGGAATATCTTATCCCCGGCAGGCATTTGGACTTCATAGCCAGAAACAAACTTTTTAGGGTCAGGGATTGGGGATGTTGACTGTGGCGGCAGAAGGTTGAGACCGATAATGCTTCCATCACGTCCTCTTACTTTTTCAATAAAGGCACCTCTAGTGCCGAGAAGAAGCTGAGCAGAAAGCCTATATCTAAAGATGTAGGAGTTCTCACCGATGTTTGACTTGCTGTTCAAGATGTTAAGCAATGGCATCTTTTTGGCTTCTTTTATGGAAATAATTTCACCGTGCGGCGAGTTGTCTTTCCTAAGAATGATTGGGAGCCTGGCTTGGTTGCCGGCAATAGCATCAATACACCTAGAAACCCAGGTAACTTTCTGCATTCCTTCTCGATATGCGCGCTCAATATCCCATGAGTCTCTGTACGGCTTGCCTGCATATCCAGGGTTTTGGGCTACTGGCGCACCAGGTCCAATGTCTTTTTGTGCTTGGTTGTTTAGCGATTTGTTTGTGGAGGGATTCCATGCCATATTTTTTTACTCACGACCTAACAGAAAACCAAACAGGCCACACGAAACCCCTCCGACCAGTAAACCGGAAGGGAGGTATATAAGTGCCGCACCAATACTAGATAGTATTATAAATGAAACCATGAAAAAATAAGCGAACAATGACCTGTTTAACTTGCTTTTAAATCGTAACCAGAAAATTTTCATATGCTGCCAGACTAGCGCATTGGAGTATCATCAGGCCTAACAAAGCTGGAGATTATAAATGTCAGAACCACAAACTAACTGGGAAAACGTTCTTGAGTATCTCCAGCCAAAGATGTCTGACTATTGCCCAGAAGAGCCTTCCCTGCCCCAGAAGGTGTTCCTGAGAACCAATGGACTAGAGGCGCTTTTTGGTGGGGCGGCAGGTGGAGGCAAGTCTTCAGCCCTCCTAATGTCTGCCATGCAATTTGTTGATATACCAGCCTATTCAGCCATTCTCTTCCGTCGTACGTTTGCCGACTTATCTCTCCCTGGAGCCTTGATGGACCGTTTTAAGTCATGGATGTCCAACTATGACGATGTCCATTGGAACAACAATAGTTTCGTTGCCACGTTCCCGTCAGGAGCGAGAATCTCCTTTGGTTACCTAAATAATCAGTCTGACTACCTTCGCTACAAGGGTTCGGAATTCCAGTTTATTGGGATGGACGAAGTCACCGAAATTCGTGAATCTGACTATAGGTATATGTTCTCCCGTCTGCGTCGTCCTGCGACTGGACCGCTTTCTGAGGTGCCACTTCGCATGAGATGTGCCTCCAACC